CCGGCTGTAGCGTTTCACCCATGGCGTGCTCCGAGGGCTGCTGTCGGACTTGGTGTAGCAACTTGATTCTACAGAGCTTTCGCGGGCACGCCAGCCATTACCCCCGATTTCGATGAATAAGGCGGGTCGACGGTCTCGCCAACCCGCATGCCCGGTCGCTCTGGATGTTCATCAATGCGCCCGACCGGTTCCGCCATGCCGAAGAGGTCCGCTTTACCGAGGACCGGCGGCGGGGGCGCATGTGGGCGGGCTACATGAGCGAGGCCGGCCGGGATGTGCCCCGCGACGCGGGCACGGTTCATGCGTTCGTCTCGGCGATCAAGGAGTACTCCGGCGCGGCGCATGTGCATGCCGACATCTTCGACCGGGTGCGGACCACGCATGAAGGCGACGAATGCGATCTCGTCCAGGTCACGATCTACCGCGAGGGGCGCCCGGACGATCTTCTGCGGTTCGACGACAAGGGGGCGCTCGTCCGGCAGGCCTATCGCCCGGTGTTCGAGGCGGCCATCACCTACGAGCCGGCGACCGGCGGGCTCGAGGTGGTCGCGAACGACAAGGCGACCCGCCTGGAGATCGCGAAGTCCGCGGTTACGCATCTGCTCGGCATCGAGTTCAAGGAGAATCGTCTGCCGCTCAGGTGCTACGACCTGTCCGTGCTGCTCACGCCGTACGATTTCCCGGCCGACGAGGAAGACGGGATCGAGGACGTGGAGGTGCGCGAGCTTCGGCTCATGCCGATCGACGACAGCAGCCGCCGCGTGACGCTCGAGAACATGGCACGGGCGGACGGCACGATCTGGTCGATGGCCGACGAGATGTTCGGGGACCGCACGCCCCTGCGCGACGGTTTCGTGGTGACCCGAGCGAAGCTCGCGGTAAAGCTCGCCCGCCGTCCCGGCGGGGACCGGCGGCGTACGCTGACCCTGACCATCACCTGGCCGCATGGCTGCGACCTGAAGGATCGCACCGCGACCGAGCAGATGATCGGCGAGAAATACCTGCGCCGCTGGGGGATCCTGGTCGATGACCCGCAGCTCCTCGAGGATTGATCCCGCTGCCCGCCGCCTGCTCTCGTCCATCGCCGGGACGCGCGACGGGCGGGTTTCGGCCATGGCCCTCGCGCACAAGAGCGGCGCCGGGCGGCAGCTGATCGACGCCGGTCTTCTGGTGCGACGCGGCAGCACCATGGCGACCGTCGCCGATGACGATCTGGACGACAGCCCGGTCGCCGTCATGGCCCACCCCATCACCGGGCACCAGGGCCATCTCGGAAACATTGCATGGCAGGACGAAGAGGATAGCGCATTTCGCCGGGTCTATGTGCTGGACATGGTCAGTGCGGCGAAGAGGGCGTTGGGCCAGATCGACTGCTCGCTTGGCCAGGAGCCGGTGCCCTACCTCGATGGCGCGGTGCTGGATTTCGGCACGGCTCGTCTGCCGAGGCGCAGGGCGCGTGTCGGGCTCTGGGTTGCGCGAGGGCTGTCGACGCCACAGGCTTTCGAGGAGTTCCGCCAGCACGTCGAGCGCCGTCCCTCCGAGGGCCTTCGCGTGGTCATCGACCTCGACACCCAGGAACAGCGTCGCGCGCCCTTCCTGAAGGGCCATGAACTCGTCGCCCTGTCCGATGTGGTCGATCACGATTATGGACTCGCCGTCGCTCCGGACATCCTGGCGGCGCGGCTGATAAAAGGGCCGGACGACACGGGCCCGGTGTGGGTATCGGGTGACGGCAGCGTCCTGAGCGTCCATGGCGTGTTGCACGAGTTCACGGGCGGAAAGCAGAAGGTCGCCGTGGCAATGCTTGCGGGCGCATGGCTTGCCGGCGACCCCTTTCTGCCCGTCGCCCGCGTGCTCGAGGAGGCCGATTGCAGGGCGTCCGTGAAGCGGTTGAAGGACCTCTTCGGCGGCCATCCCACCTGGCGCGAGGTGATCAGGGAAAGCGGAACGAGTTGCTGGCTGGAGGTGTGAGGCGCCAAGATAGCGGAGGCATCGAATAGGCAACCTGCACTGCCAACGAGACCGCGGAGCTTCCGGCAGGGAAGGGCAAAGGCGGTCGTCTGGAGCGCATCCCATCGACGGCCGCTCAGCGGCCAAAGCCACCTGATGCAGAGGCAGCGAAAACCGCCTGCACACCGACGCTCTTGGGCGTCCGCTGACGAATTTTCCGGAGGGATTGGCACCGGTCGAATTGCTGGGGCCGTGAGGCGAGCGCCCGGTCAGCTGAAGTTGCAAGAACTGCGCTGTCATCCTTGAGAAGGCGATAAAGAGCGGGGAATTTATCCGGGGCGTCAGATTTTCAGTTGCTGGCGCTGTTCTCTTCCGAGCTTGGCAAGGTCATCGGCTCAGAGCCTTCGGGAACTGTTGGATGAACTTCGGCCTCGGCTTGCTCAGCTGCCATGCGTTCGGATTCCCGCAGCAGCAGGCGTTCGATCCGCCGCTCGAGCACCTGCGCCTTCTCGTCGCGCGCCGCGATCTCCTGCGAAAGATCAAGGTACAGCGAGACCGCGATCAGGATCATCAGCAGCATGAACGGGAAGGCTGCGATGATCGAAACCGTCCGCAGGCTCTCCAGACCGCCGGTCATCAGCAGCACCACCACCATCAGCAGCTGCAGGCAGCCCCAGAGGACCCGGACCGCGCGTGTGGGATTGAGTACGCCCTTCGAGGTGAACATGCCGAGCACGAATGTGGCCGAGTCGGCCGAGGTCACGAGGAACATGCCAACGAGGATGATGGATGCGACCGTGAGCACCCCGCTGCCGGGCAACTGGTCGAGCAGGGCGTAGAGCCCGGCCGGGACCTCGGCCGCCACGGCATCAGCGATGCCGGCGTTCTCGAAGATCTCGAACTGGACGGCCGCGCCGCCGAAGGTCGCAAACCACAGCATGCTCAGCGCCACCGGGACGATCATTACGCCGAGGACGAATTCGCGAATGGTCCGCCCGCGCGAGATCCGGGCGATGAAGCTGCCGACGAAGGGCGCCCAGCTCAAGCCCCAGGCCCAGTAGAACATGGTCCATTGCTCAACCCACGCCCCGTTCGAATAGGGCGAGGTGACAAGGCTCATCTGGATCACGTTACCCAGGTATTCGCCGAGGGTCTGGGTGAGGACCCCGAAGATGAAGGATGTCGGCCCCAAGAGGAGGACCGATCCGAGAAGGGCTGCCGCGAGGGCCATGTTGGCATTGCTCAGCAGCCTTATGCCGCGGTCGAGCGGGGTCATGGCCGACAGCATGAACAGGCCCCCGATGACGGCAAGGATCACCAATTGTGCCGGGAAGCCGTAGGGCACACCGGTCAGCTGTGCGACTCCGCTGTTTACCTGCAGTGCACCAAGCCCCAGCGTCGTGGCCACGCCGAATACAGTCGAGACGACTGTCAGCACGTCGATGGCCTTGCCCCAGCCGGTATCCACGCGGGGTCCCAAAAGAGGGCGGAAGGTTTCGCTTATGAGGCCATGGCTCTTGTGGCGAAACCGGACATACGCGAGGGCGAGCCCCACCAGAGCAAAAGTCGCCCATTGGTGCAGCCCCCAGTGAAAGAAGGCATAGAGCATGCCGGTTTGTGCCGCCTCGGCCGTTCGCGGCAACCCGATGCCGAGCGGTGGGGCGTTGAAGTGCATCATCGGCTCGGCGACGCCCCAGAACACGAGCCCCACGCCCATGCCGCCCGAAAAGATCATCGCGAGCCAGCTTGGAAACGAGAATTCGGGCCGCTCGTCCGGGGCGCCCAGTCTTATGGTCCCGATCCGCGACAGGCCAAGGAACAGCACGAAGAAAACGAACCCGCTCATCACCAGAAGGTACATCCAGCCGACGTTCGTCGCCGTGGCATGGAGTACCGCTTGCGCGGCGCGCTCCACTGGCCCCGGCGCAATCGCGGCCGCGAGGACGAAGACTACGACGATCGCGACCGACACGCGAAAAACTGCGCCGACATCTCCGAGGATAGGTGTTCTTGAGCTGACAGGCTGGCTCATCCATTTTTCCCTTTTGGTATCATAGCCTAATCGGCATCCCGATGGCTGTCGAACCTTCAAGGGCTCAGCGAAGCTCCGCCCTGGCATGGGGCGGTTTATTGGGGACTCGATCTCGCTTCTCGCGTCGGTCAACACGACCGGCGGCTCCCGGCCGCTCGGAACGTAGCAAGTGGCCTCGGTTGGTGGTGTCGCCCTCAAACTCCAAGAGCAGTTTGGGCTCGATGCGCTTGTCGACGATCACCGCGTAGCCATCGCCATGGTGCGTCCCAGGGCATGAAGCGCCGCCCTCCGGGGGCGGCTTTTTTCGTTCTAGGCCGCCGGATCGGCATTCCTCCCGTCTCCGCTCCCTGGTTCCTCCCGCTGCCCTCCCGGGCGCTCCCCCAGTCTCCTTCGCAGGCATTCGGCCAAACGCGAAGGAGACGCAGATGTCAGTCACACACCTCAACCAGGTCGAGCTGGCGGCTCGATGGAAGATCAGCCCGCGCACGCTTGAGCGCTGGCGTTGGACGGGCGACGGGCCCGCCTTCATCAAGATTGGCGGGCGGGTCGTGTACCGGCTCGAGGACGTCGAGACCTACGAGCGCACGCAGCTGCGCGCCAGCACCGCTGACACCACCCCCAAGCCCGCGGCGTGAGGGAGGTGATCATGACCATTCCCAACACCATCACGCTCGACGCGCTACGGCACATGGCCGTCGGCGACATCGCGGCGCTTCCCGCGGAGGAGCTCGCGCGCCTGCAGGCTGACGCCGATGCGGCGCTCCGCGACGCGAAGAGCCTGCGCGACTGGCTCGATGGGGCCATTGCGCTCAAGTACGGCGACCGGGCCGCGCAGGCCCGGCATGAGGCCGGCAAGGATACCGGGACCGTGCGCTTCGCCGACGGTCCGGTCACCGTGGTCACGGACCTCCCGAAGCGCGTCGACTGGGACCAGGACAAGCTTGCGGAGCTCGTGGAGCGGATCCGGGCCGAGGGGGATGATCCCGACGCCTATGTCGATGTCAGCCTGAAGGTGCCCGAGCGGAAATACACCGCCTGGCCGCCGGCGATCCGCAGCGCGTTCGAGACTGCGCGCACGGTCCGCACCGGCAAGCCGACCTTCCGGCTGGTCCGCGACGGGGAGGCGCCGGCATGAGCCTTCCAATCATCAGCGCCGATGCGCGGCTCGCGGAGCCGCGCGGCATCAAGGGCTGCATCTTCGGCAAGTCGGGCATCGGCAAGACGACGCTCCTCTGGACGCTCGACGCGCAGTCCACGCTCTTCATGGATCTCGAAGCCGGCGATCTGGCGATCGAGGGCTGGCAGGGCGACACGATCCGGCCGCGCACCTGGACCGAGTGCCGGGACTTCGCCGTGTTCATTGGCTGGCCCAACCCCGCGCTCCGGGACGACCAGTCCTACAGCGCGGCCCACTACGAGGCGGTCTGCGCGAAATTCGGCGATCCAGCCGCGCTGGAGCGCTACGACACGATCTTCGTGGACTCGATCACCGTGGCGGGGCGGCTCTGCTTCGGCTGGTGCAAGGGCCAGCCGGAGGCGCATTCGGAAAAGACCGGCAAACCGGACGTCCGGGGCGCCTACGGGCTGCATGGCCGCGAGATGATCAGCTGGCTCACGCACCTGCAGCACACGCGGGCCAAGAGCGTCTGGCTCGTGGGGATCCTCGACGAGCGGCTCGACGACTTCAACCGGCGGTACTTCGTGCCGCAGATCGACGGCTCCAAGACCGGGCTCGAGCTGCCGGGGATCGTCGATGAGGTCATCACGATGGCCGAGCTCAGCGACGGTGAGCCGGGCCAGGGACCGGTCCGGGGGACCGGTACCCCGGCGAACGGTGCGCCGTACCGGGCCTTCGTCTGCCAGACGCTCAACCCCTGGGGCTATCCGGCCAAGGACAGATCGGGGCGTCTCGACCAGCTCGAGGAGCCGCATCTCGGCCGGCTGATGGAGAAGATCCGCCAGCCCGCGCCGCCCGCCTCCGAGCGCCTGACCTTCGCGCCGCCCGCGGCCGCACCCGCCCAATCAGACACCTGAACAGACCAGAAAGGACCATCGCCATGTCCGGTTCGTGGAACGATTTCAACGACGCCCAGAACAACGCCAACCTCATCCCCAAGGGCACGCTGGCCAAGGTGCGCCTGACCCTCCGCCCGGGCGGCTACGACGACCCGGCCCAGGGCTGGACCGGCGGCTACGCCACGCGCGGCACCACCGGTTCGGTCTATCTCTCGGGCGAGTTCACCGTGCTCGAGGGGCCCTATGCCCGGCGCAAGGTGTTCAGCCTGATCGGGCTCTACAGCCCCAACGGGCCGAACTGGGCCAACATGGGCCGCAGCCTGGTGCGCGGCATTCTCAACTCCGCGCGCGGGATCTCCGACAAGGATACCTCGCCGGAGGCGCAGGCCGCGCGGCGCATCAATGGCTTCGCCGATCTCGACGGGCTGGAGTTCATCGCGCGGATCGACATCGGCACCGACACAAACGGTGACGACAAGAACGAGATCCGCGGGGCCATCACGCCCGACCACAAGGACTATGCGAGCTTGATGGGGGCGACGCCGCGCCCGGCGCCCGCACCCTCGGCGGGGGCACAGCCCGCTGCCGCCCCGCACCCCTCGGCTGGCGCCCCCGGGCGGCCGTCCTGGGCGCAGTGAGGGGGATCGGCCATGCTGCTTCGCCCCCGCCAGAAACAGTTCGTCGAGCGCAGCCTGTCTGCGCTCGAGACCCACGGCAATGCGCTCGGCGTCGCGCCCACCGGCGCCGGCAAGACGATCATGCTCTCCGCCGTCGCCGGGCGCGCGGTGGGCGGCAGCGACGCCAAGGCCTGCGTGCTCGCCCATCGCGATGAGCTGACGAGCCAGAACCGGGCCAAGTTCGCGCGGATCAATCCGGAGATCACGACCTCCGTCGTCGATGCCCGGGAGAAGGTTTGGAACGGTCAGGTCACATTCGCCATGGTCCCCACGCTCGCGCGGACCGGCAATCTGGACGCGCTGCCGGCTCTCGATCTGCTGGTGATCGACGAGGCCCACCATGCGGCCGCGGAGAGTTACCGCCGGATCATCGACCGCGCGCGCGACCGCAATCCGGACTGCCGGGTCTACGGCGTGACGGCCACGCCGAACCGCGGCGACCGCAAGGCGCTGCGCCCGGTCTTCTCCAACGTCGCCGACCAGATCCGGATCGGCGAGCTGATCGCCTCCGGCCATCTCGTCCCGCCGCGGACCTTCGTGATCGATGTCGGCGTGCAGGAGGAGCTCGGGCAGGTCCGCAAGTCCGTCGACGACTTCGACATGGAGGCGGTCGATGCGATCATGAACCGCGCGCTCGTCACCGAGGCGGTGATCCGGCACTGGAAGGAGAAGGCGGGCGACCGCCAGACGGTCGTGTTCTGCTCGACGGTGGATCACGCGCGCAACGTGGCTGCGGCCTTCGCGGCGGCCGGGGCGCCGTCCGGGCTCGTCCATGGCGACATGAGCGCCGGCGAACGGCGCGCGACGCTCGCGGCCTATGCCTCCGGCGAGGTGCAGGTCATCGTCAATGTCGCGGTGCTGACCGAGGGCTGGGATCACCCGCCGACCTCCTGCGTCGTTCTGCTGCGGCCCAGCTCCTACAAGTCGACGATGATCCAGATGGTCGGCCGCGGCCTGCGCACCGTGGACCCGGCCGAACATCCCGGCGTCGTCAAGACCGACTGCATCGTCCTGGATTTCGGGACATCGACGCTGATGCATGGGGCGTTGGAACAGGACGTCGACCTCGACGGGCGCGAGGCGACGGGCGACGCCCCCACGAAGGAGTGCCCCGACTGCGGCGCGCAGGTGCCGATCGCCACGATGGAGTGTCCGCTTTGCGGGTATCTCTGGGAGCGAGAGGCGGACGATGACGGCGATCCGCTCGGCGCCTTCGTGATGTCCGAGATCGATCTGCTCAAGCGCTCGAGCTTTCGCTGGGTGGATCTCTTCGGTGACGACGGCGCGCTCATGGCGGGCGGGTTCAGCGCCTGGGGCGGCGTCTTCTTCCTCAACGGGCGCTGGTACGCGGTCGGCGGCGTGCACCGCGAACGCCCGCGGCTGCTCGCCGTGGGCGAGCGCACCGTCTGCCTCGCGGCGGCCGATGACTGGCTCAACGAGCACGAGAGCGACGAGAGCGCCCACAAGACCCGCCGCTGGCTGAACCAGCCGCCGACCGACAAGCAGCTCGCCTGGCTCCCGGCCGAGTACCGGCAGGATTTCGGGCTCACGCGCTATCAGGCCTCGGCGCTGCTCTCCTTCCGCTTCAACCGCTCGGCGATCCGCGCGCTCGTGTTCGGTGCGGACGGCGAGGCCGACACCGTCGGGAGGGCGGCATGAACCATGGCCTCGAATTCCCGTCTTTCCGCCTCGGAGCGGCATCGGCTCTGGCATCCGCGCGGCACGCTCTGTGCCGTCTGTGCGCAGCTCCCGCATGGCTTTGGCTGGCGCGATCCGTTGCGCTCCAAGCGGCCCCGACCCTCGGTCTGGTTCTGCTCGATGGCCTGCCAGAGCGACTGGACGCGCCGGGCGCGCGCGGGTGTCGGCATGGTTGATCTCACCGAAGAGGAACGCGCCGCGGTCACCGCCACGATGCAGCGGGTGGCGCTGCTGATGGATGAGATCGGCTGGGGCACGCAGCTCGCCGAACTGACCGAGGCGCAGGTACGCGCACTGATCGAGGGGGCCGTCGAGGGCTTCCGCGAGGCCATGGCCGACCAGGCCCGGGCCAATGCGCCGGAGGTGCCGTTCTGATGCTGGATTACAACCACCGCCCCGGCATCGCCGAGCGCATCAACGCGGCCGTGGACGCGGCCCTCGAAGCGGAGCGCGCGACCACGCCGCCGCGCGACTACCTCGGCGGCTCGCGTCTGGGCCATCCCTGCGAACGCGCGCTGCAGTTCGAGTTCGCGGGCGCGCCGAAGGACGAGGGCCAGGACTTTTCCGGCCGGTCGCTGAGGATCTTCGCGATCGGACACGCGCTAGAAGATCTCGCCATCCGCTGGCTGCGGGCGGCCGGGCTCGATCTCTACACCCGGAAGGGCAATCGGCCCGACGGGGAGCAGTTCGGCTTCTCGGTCGCGGGCGGTCGCATCCGCGGCCATGTCGACGGGATCGTCGCCGAGGCCCCGGCGGCGCTGGGGCTGCGCACCCCGGCGCTCTGGGAATGCAAGACCATGAACGCGAAGAACTGGCGCGAGACGGTGGCCAGGGGCGTGACCGTCGCCAAGCCGGTCTACGCCGCCCAGATCGCGCTCTACCAGGCGTACATGGAAGCGACCGTGCCGGGCATCTCGGCCAACCCGGCGCTCTTCACCGCGATCAACAAGGACACGGCCGAGCTGCACCACGAGCTCGTGCCCTTCGATGCCGACCTCGCGCAGCGCATGTCGGATCGCGGCGTGCGGATCCTGCGGGCGACCGATGCCGGCGAGCTGCTGCCGCGCATCGCGCGGACGCGGGATTTCCACGAGTGCCGGTTCTGCCCGTGGGCTGAGCGCTGCTGGAGCCAGCCGGCATGACCGACGAGTCGATCATCCATTTCAACCCGTGGCGCGACTTCAACGACGCCACGCCTGCGCCGGATGCGTTCGGAATCGAGCCAGACCCCGAGCAGATCGCGACGTTCCTCGATGTCGTCTTCGGCTACTGCGACGGGCTGATCCCGGTTCGCGGGTTTGTCGATAAGGGGCAGGGCTTCGACGGCCGGCCGCACAACATCTGGATCGCGGCGGACGGCGCGGCGCCGGAGAGGATGACGACCTTCGCCGGTTGGGCCTGGCGGGAGGGTGCCGCCGTCTACGTGATCCCCGGTACCGTGTGCGAGCAGGGCGAGGCGCGCGCCGCCGATGTCGTGCAGATGCAGACCGTCGTCGTCGATCTCGACACCGGCGACATTCCCGCCAAGCTCGCGCATCTGCGCCATCATCTCGGCCGGCCGACACTCATCGTCGAGAGCGGCGGGCGCACGCCCGAGGGGCGCGACAAGCTTCATGTCTGGTGGCGGCTGACCGAACCGGCCGAGGGCGCGGATCTGGACGAGGTGTGCCGCCTGCGCGGCGAGATCGCGGCCCGGGTCGGCGGCGACACGCATTTCCGCTCGGCGCATCAGCCCATCCGCGTCGCCGGCAGCGTCTACCACAAGGGCGGGTTCCAGCGACTCGTCCGCATCGCGGAGCAGTCCGATCTCGAGGTCGACCTGGCCGAGTTCGCTGATGCGGTGGCGACCATGCCGTTCATGGACACCGTCGCGGGAACCGCTGCGGCGCCGAGCGACAAGCCCGCCCTCGACGCGGTCCTCAAGAGCCCTGTCCGCGCGGCGGGAGTGGATGACTGGACCCGGTTTCAGGGCGCGAGCGCGGCGATCGGCCATTTCCTGCGGCTGGTGCATGAGGGGCGGCTCTCGGGGCCCGAGGGCTGGGAGGCAATTTGCGGCTACAACGCCGCGATGCTGCGCCCGTCCTGGCCGCTGGACCGGCTCGCGCGCGAGACCGAGCGGCTCTGGGCGCTGCATATCGAGCGCAACGGCCCGCCGCAGGCCGCGCGGCCCGCCCCGCTGGTCGAGGCCTTCACGCTGGGCGCGCTGCTCGACGACACCAGCCCGATGCCCGAGGACATCATCGCCCCGCGCGTGCTGACGCCTGGGGGCCTGATGGTGCTGGGCGGCGCGCCGAAGGTCGGCAAGAGCGACTTCCTGATCTCCTGGCTGGTCCACATGGCGGCTGGCGCGCCGTTCCTCGGGTTCGCGCCGCCCCGGCCGCTGCGTGTGTTCTACCTGCAGGCCGAGATCCAGTATCATTACCTGCGCGAGCGCCTGCAGGCGCTGCGCCTAGACCCGCATCTGCTCGCCGCGGCGCGCGACGGGTTCGTTGCCACGCCGAAGCTGAAGCTCCTGCTCGATGCCAATGGCCTGCCGCGGGTGATCGAAGCGGTGCGCGGGGCATTCGCCGATCCGCCGGTGGACATCCTCTGCATCGATCCCATCCGCAACCTCTTCGACGGCGGCGCGGATGGCGGCGGCGAGAACGACAACGCCGCGATGATGTTCTTCCTGCAGGAGCGGGTCGAGCCGCTGCGCGAGGCGGTCAACCCCGACTGCGGCGTGATCCTGGCCCACCATACGCGCAAGCTCGGCAAGACCCAGCTGCGGGAGGACCCGTTCCTGGCGCTCTCCGGGGCGAGCGCGCTGCGCGGGTTCTACACCTCCGGTCTGATCCTGCACCGCCCGGACGAGGAGCGCCCCGAGCGGCGCCTCGAGATCGAGCTGCGCAACGGGCCCGCGCTGCCCGCAAAGCTGATCGACAAGCGCGACGGCGGATGGGTGGAGCTCGACCCCTCCGGCGAGCGCATCGTGCGCCGCGATTTCGGGGAGAAGCTCGACGCCGAGCGTCTGCGCAAGCGCGACGTGATCCTCCAGCTCCTGCTCGACGAGGCCGCGCGCGGGAAGCTCTATACCGCGCTGAGCTTCGCCGAGAGCTACGAGAACAGGGCGGGGCTGGGCGGCAAGGACACGATCCGCGACCGCATCGGCGTGCTGGCCACGAAGGGCGACATCAAGTTCGTCCGCGACGGCAGCCCGTTCGGCTTGCCGCGCTCCACCTCCCGGTTCGGCTATCTCTGCGTCGAGGGCATGCTGTTCCCGACCGGCGAGGAAGAGGTCGACCCCGAGACCGGAGAAGTCCGGCCGGCGCGCATTCCCGTCCTGCCCAGCACCTACAAGTGCCCGCAGAGCGGCGCCGCGCTGCCCGTCGAGAACCCCGCCGTCTGGGTCTATCCGGAGGTCGAGGCATGACGGACAGGCCCCGCGCAGAACCACGCAGCTTCAAGTTGGGACAGTTGGGAAAGCCGTTCCCAACTGCTTGCGCACCGGCCCGCGCGGCTTCGGCGCGGCACGCAGGTTCAAGTTGGGAAGGGTTTTCCCAACTCCCTGCGCGCCATTGCGATGGCGCCCGCCCGACTGCGCAGCTTCAAGTTGGGACGGCGCCGGCGCCCAGCGGGCTTCCCAACTTCGAATTCCTCAATTCTCGCAGGCTCTTACGGGTCATCCGAAGTTGTGGGGGTGAAAGCCACCCCCTTCGGGGGTGGGGAGAACGCCGCAAGGCGGGTTCTCCACTCCCACCCCCGGGGGCTTTGCGCGCGCGTGCTGCCGTTGCCCCCCATCCACCCCGTCCATCGCAAGGGAGATCGTCGCCATGACCATTTCAACATCTGCAACCGCCGTCACCGACGGCCGGCCGATGCGCCCCGTCCAGTCGACCTCCGGGCGCCCCCTGCTGGCGCTCGACCTTGGCACCACGACGGGATGGGCGCTGCGGGACGCGGACGGGATGATCCTGAGCGGCACGGCCAGCTTCCGCCCCGGCCGCTTCGACGGCGGCGGGATGCGATACCTGCGCTTCACCAACTGGCTCTCGGAGTTCGACCGCCTGAGCGGGCCGATGGCCAGCATCTGGTTCGAGGAGGTTCGCCGCCATGCGGCGACCGATGCCGCCCATGTCTATGGCGGGCTCATGGCCACGCTGAGCGCGTGGGCCGAGCTGCGCGGCGTGCCCTATCAGGGCGTTCCCGTCGGCACCATCAAGCGTCACGCCACCGGCAAGGGCAACGCCAGCAAGGCAGCGATGATCGCGGCGGCGCGGGCCCGCGGCTTCTCGCCGGCCGACGACAACGAGGCCGACGCCATCGCGATCCTGCTCTGGGCGATCGAGACGGAAGGAGGCGTGCAATGAGGTGCCGCCACGGCTTCCGCCTAATCCAGATGTCAAAGCAAGATCGTCACTCCGTAAGACTTATAGATTCAGGTGCATCAATTCTGGTATTTCTCATGAATTCTTTGAGTGAAGCCAGAAAAATCTGGGAACATAGAGAGGCTGTCTATACCAGAAAAATCAAGCATTTCTCTGATCTCCGGGAGCGCCTTGGGGAGAATTCGAACCTGCCGAACGTGAGACCGATATATAGCATCCAGAGGTCGAGTGTCGTTGCCATGTACTGTGAAGAAGCCACGCTGCGCACGGATCCTTGGCGTGATCTTGGGTGGCCGAAAGGGCATCGGGGCACCATACGGCCACCCGAAGTTCGACACCTCCCGGGGGGATTTGTGAGTTCTGCGAGAGGCCGGTGGGGGGATTTCAAGGGGTTAGGTTGCGAGAGGGTGATGAAGTGCGGATGTAGTGTCGTCACACGTTTGGTGAAAATGCAGCATTGATACATGACGATGGGGCGACTACTGTCGCCACATCATGTATACGCGCATCACGAAGAGCGGCGGGCGGCAGTATCTTC